ACCTCCCCCGAGCCCCCCGGTATCCCCGCCATCACCAGTCCCGCCCGTCGGCTTCCGCTCGCGCTGTCGGCGCTTGCCGATTCCGTCCGGACTTCCCGGTTCATGCTCTTTCGGTGACTCGCGCAACCTGTCAAGCACAGGGCAATCGTCACGATGAGGACAGTTTCCGGCTGTATCAATAGCTTTTCTAAGACGGGCCATCTCGCGCGTATTGCGGGCCAGTTCTTTCTTTGTTTCACAAAATTCATCTTTTAGAGGTTTTACAATATTTTCCATCAAAATGCGGGTGGCATGTTCGGCGTTATCTATGCGCATGGCCTCTGCACCGGCCTCGGCCTTCATCGCTTCCGCTTTCGCTTTTCTCACAGTAGCCCGCAAGGAGCCAATGGTCGCCACCGTACCAACCAGGCCGCCGCCAAGGATAATGTTCATAAATTCGCTCAAGTCCATACCACCCGGTTTTATTATTGATTAATACCTATTTCTTTCAACCATTCCTGCACATCGAAGCTCGGACAAGCTTTCGCTGCCAGTTCGTTGTGTCCTACAATGCGTACATCAGGGAATTTCCGATGAAAATCCTTCACATACTTCTCCAGTGCCTTTTTCTGGCAGCCAGTGCGGGTGTCTTTCGGGGTCTTACCGTCTTTTTCCACACCTCCGGCATAAACGATGTGACGGCTTACACTGTTATATCCCTTGGCTCCGTTAGTCACTTCCCAAGGGTCCACCTGTGCATCCTCATTGTTTTCTACCAGACGTTCCACGCCTCCGTTCAGGTGAAACAAGTCGGTATAGCCAACCTGCTTCCATCCTCTTCCTCCCTGGGCAACCGGAGATGTATGCCATTTGCGGATGTCCGCCGATGATACCTCACGCCCCTCCGGGGTTGCCGTACAGTGAATTACCAGATACTTCAACTTTCCCATACCCTTTATGCTTGATAGCCGCTCATCATTACCACTCCGGCATCCTCTTTCTTGGGCATACAGATGAAGTAATGGCGGAAGTTTATCAGATTACGCTGGTTCAACGGGTCGTTCTTTGACTCGGAATAATACATCTTGGTGGAACCTGTTGCCTTGAAAACCCGCTGTTTGTAGAAGGCAAACGAACACGGGAATTCACCGGCTTCTGCCGTTGTACCCAATGCCTTTTTCACTCCGGCTGTGGTATAAAGCGGGTTGTTGCCGTACTCATAGATTTCAAAGCCGTAAAGGTTACCTACCTTGCCGCTGTTGCGGTCAATGTTGTACTGTTCACGGAATGCCTGGCTGGTCAGCAGCAGGTCATTCACATGGTCGGGGCAAAGCACCAGTCTGCGACCGTCTGACGGTACGCGCAGGGTGTCAAGGGCACGCTTCATTTCCACAAGGTCATTCACGGTAAGGCGCAGACGGTTTGTAGCCGGATCTTTCTCGCCGGTAGTCTTCAGCACCGGAGTAGTTGCTGTATTTTTGTTCGCACAAAGCGCATGGGCTGCCTTGGTGAACTTCGCATCATTGATGCTGTTGGCATGTCCCTCTTTCACACGGGCGGTCTTGTCATAACTGATTGCGTAAAGCTCATCGTCTGTAATCGGCGTGGCCTTGGTCTGGAATTTGTCCAGCTTGATGGCAATATCCTTGTCCTCCAACGCCTGCACATCAATCGGATAGGTTTTGTTGTTAATCAAGACATCCGGATCTACACCAACTTCTACCAGGTGAATCACATCGTTGTTCACGATACTGCTTTGGTCGGGGATTCCAGACAGCCAGGTTCCTTCCAGTCCGGCACGAAGTACCTTGACAAGTTCCCCTGTCCAGATTTCCGTATAAACCCCTTCACGGAGTATTGAAGCACTCTGCGGGGCCATTCCCATAAAGGCTGCCACCGCATTCATTCCCACAGCTCCGGCCACCGGAGAGAATCCCAGCACGGAAGCACACACGGCACCTGTCAGCGTATTGAACAGAAGTGCCATCAAAAGCATTACAATTTTTCCCATTGTCTTCATTTTAAAGGTTTTCAAATTTCACAGGTCATTCCGTATTCAGCCTTGTACAGGCGCTTATACTCCTCCAGGTTATGCTCGCGCATGTCAAGCAGTGCATCACTCGGGACATCGCTCAGTTTGGCATAGGTGGACGGCTGTGCCTGCTGTTTGCCGCCCTGGTAGCTCAATACAGTGGAAATCTTCACCTGGGGCTGCATGGCATCAAGCACATTCTTCAGTTCATCGACACCGACCTTCTTGCCAAGTTCGATAAACTGTGCCTTCTTGTCTTCTCCCAGACGCTTTTCCACCACTGCCTTTTCCACAAGACCGGTGATACGGGCCAAAGTCAGCTTCCCGTTTTCTTGCTTCAGAGAATCATTCTCCGATTTGGCTGCTTTCAGTTCATTTAAGGCCTGAGTTACATCAGCCTCTGTCGCCGTTTCCGGCAGCCCCAATTGAAGGGCCAAAAGTTTCAGTTCCATTTCTTCTGTTGTTTTTTGGTTATTGATTAGCGGCAAAGGACAATCACCATCCTTTCCCAATGTGATTTGTTTCCCATCCTTCATCAGTACGATGGCATCATCATTGGAACCTACGTCCACCAGTGATACCTCATACAGTTTGCTTTTGGTTATAGTCGGACTGGTCTGCCCCTGCAGCAAATGTTCGGGCTGGTCACTCAGTTCCAGAATGTCTATTCCGGCACTCACCATTCTCAGACTGCCGAATTCAAACTGTTTCTTGCATCTTTTACTGAGGTCTGTCGCTTCGTCAAACACCAGTTCCCCGGTTACCTCACCATCCTCTACCCGAAGGTCCTTCACATAGCCAATTACGCTTCCGCGTTGGTGCATGTACAGCAGTACCGGGTTTCGGCAATACTGCTCCACACTCATGCCCGATGTCAGCACACGGCTTCCGTAGCTGTTCAGGCTGTCGTTTGAAATTCTTACACGTTTACTCATTTTCTCATGCCACGCCTTTATGCATTGGCGCTGCAATATTACAGAGCACTTATCGGGAAGCCAAAAAAGTGTGCAATGGTTGCACACTTCTATGAAACCGTTGCACATTATTTTGGCTGCAAACTGATAAGCGGACAACTTTGCGAATAAATCGGGCAGGTGCAAGGGACTCCGAAGCCTGCCTTTAACCCTATATTCTTTATTATATGACAAAGGCAGAAATCGAAAAGAAAAAATCTCTTGCACGCTCACTGTTCCTTTCCGGCATGGAGCAGACCGAAATTGCGGAGAAAGTGGACGTATCACGCGTCACCATTTCAAAATGGTGCACGGCTGACGGATGGAAAGAAGCAAGGGCGGCAAAGAACGTCACCCGACCGGAACTGGTGAACAAACTCCTGCTCACCATTGATACACTCATTACTCAAGTCAACGAATCAAACGACCCTGCACTTGTAGCCGGTCTCGGGGACAAACTGGCCAAACTTTCGGCGGTGATCGAAAAGTTAGACAAGAAGGCCAATGTAGTGGATGTCATTGAAGTGTTCATGGCATTCTCCAAATGGATTGAATACCGTTCAACCATCGACCCGGAAGTGACTCCGGAACTGGTCAGGGCAATCAACAAGTACCAGAACCTGTATATCACCGAACAGATGGGCATAAAATAAAACGGCTATGGCAACAGCCGCGGAAAAGAAACAGGCATACGAACAGTGGAAGGAACACTGTAAAAGAGTGCAGTCTATCACGGATACGGCTTTGCTCGCGGGCGAGACACCGGCACAAAAGGACAGGCGTATTCTGCGGCTGCAGGGTAACTATGCCGCGTTCTGTGAATATTACTTTCCCCACTTCCTCACCTTGCGTGACAAAACCACCGGGGAAGTCATACGCACCATCCACAATGCACCGTTCCACAATGCGGCAGCGGCTAAAGTAAAAGGTACACCAAACCTGAAGGCAGTATTCATGTGGCCGCGTGGCCATGCCAAGTCCACACACATGGACATTTTTGTTCCGCTGTGGCTGATGTTCCAGCCCAAGCGCCTCATCAACTTCATGGTGGTGGTCGGCAAAAGCGAAGATTCAGCCACGCGTCTGCTGGGGGATATTCAGGCAGAACTGGAGCATAACCAGCGCATCATTGCCGACTTCGGCAAGCAGCAGGGGAATGCCTCCTGGCAGGATGGGGAGTTCAAGGCAGCCAACGGGGTGAAATTCCTGGCTTGCGGACGCGGACAGTCTCCGCGTGGTCTGCGCGACCGGGAAGCACGTCCGGACTACATCGTCATCGATGACTTGGATGACGACGAACTGTGCCGCAATGAGAAACGGGTGCATGACATTACCGACTGGGTGAAAGAAGCCCTTTTCGGTGCACTGGATGTGGGCCGGGGACGTTTTATCATGGTCGGGAACCTCATTTCTAAAAACTCAGTGCTGGCAAATCTCACCAAGACAAAAGGGGTGCATGTATCCGTCATCAAGGCAATAGACAAGAACGGAGAACCTATATGGCGCGAAAAATGGACGAAAGAGGAGGCGCAGGAATACAGGGATTTCGTAGGCTACCGGGCATGGGAAAAGGAGATGATGCACAACCCCATCGTGGACGGCACTATCTTCCGGGCAGACTGGATTCGTTACAAGAAACTGCCCAGACTGTCCAAGTATGAAATGCTGGTCTGCTATACCGACCCCTCTTTCAAATCGACCACTTCAAACGACTACAAGGCTTGCCGCCTTTGGGGCAAGATTGGGAAGGAACTGCACCTTATAGACTGTTACGTCCGGCAGGATACCGTTTCCGGAATGGTACGGTGGCTTTACGACCTCTACGAGCGTACACGCGATACGGCAGCCGTCCAGTTCTTTATGGAAGCGAACTTCATGCAGGATGTCATTCTGGATGAGTTTGAGGCAGAAGGAAATCTGCGTGGATACCAACTGCCCATCATGCCGGACAAACGAAAGAAGCCGGACAAGCTCCAGCGCATCGAAGCGGTCTCACCATTATGGGAACGCGGTTTCGTATTCTACAATGAAAAATTGAAAGAATCGCCGGATATGCAGACCGGCATCGAACAGACCTTGGCTCTGGAGCGTGGTAGCCGTATTCACGATGATGCACCGGATGCCGACGAGGGAGCCATCTGGATGCTGCAGCGCAATTCAAGACAGGAGAGTTTTCAACCGGTGTTCGGCAAAAGGCCGACCGCCAAAAATATATGGTAACATGATACAGCTGATTAAAAGAATGATTTTCGCATGGCGCTATAAACGTGCCGTTGCCCGTGCTTGCAAGTATGCCAAGCTCTACGGAAGAAAATACTACGTCCTGTATATGGGCGGCAAACTGAAAGTTGTCCCCAAAAGGAATATCTGCGAACTGATTCACCGCCACCGTTTCCGCAATGGAACCACTATCCGGGATATAGAAAAAATGGCATTGTTCATCACTAAATAATAAGGTCATGTTCATTACAGAAGAAGATTACAAAGTTGTCATCGGCGACAACGCATTGAAGGTTATTTCTCAGGTAAGCCCGGAAAACCGTACCAATGCAGAAGCGGAAGCCCGGGAAGAAATTGCCGGTTATCTACGGCCGAAATACGACTGTACGGCCATTTTCTCTGCACAGGATGAACACCGGAACCGGCTCATTGTCATGTACACCTGCGACATTTCACTTTACCACATGAGTGCAGCCATGCCGCAAAAGATGGGAAGCGAGATACGCAAGGAACGATATGAACGGGCCATCAAGTGGCTTGAAGGCGTACAGGCCGGGAAAATTGTCCCTGATTTGCCCTTGGCTGTCGGAGAGGACGGGCTTCCGTCCGGAAATTCATTTGTTTACAGCTGTCAGAAGCAGCTTCATCATAACTGGTAGAACTATGGATATTAAAGACTTTTTCAGCGGTATGTTTTCCAGTAAACCGAAAAACGTACTGCAAACACCATACGGCAATTTCAACCTGGCCAAGGGGAAAGACATCAAGCGGGTGCAGAAAATGGTCATCGACCTGCAACGCACCACCGATGCACTCACCCGGAAGGACATCAAGAACTGGCGCGATGCCTGGCAGTATGCCATCAATGTGGACAGCCCCAGCCGCCAGCGCCTGTACGACATCTACCGGGACGCGGAAATAGACCTTCACCTCTCCGGGTGTGTGGAGCAGCGCAGAGGTTTTGTCATGGCACGTTCGTTCAAAATCGTGGATATGAAAGGGGATGAGGACGAGGAAGCGGTTCATTTCTTTGACCAGTCCTGGTTCAAGCAGCTCATGCGCTATGCCCTTGATTCAATCTACTGGGGGCATTCGCTCATCGAATTGGGCGACCTTTGCACTGACGGCGACGGCTGCATCTGTTATTCGGATGTGAAGCTTATTCCGCGCAAACATGTCATTCCTGAGTACGGACGTGTCATAACCGACCTCGGGCAGGACTGGACTACCGGTATAGATTACCGCCAGCCTCCTTTTTCCGACTGGCTCATTGAGGCCGGCAGACCTGACGACCTCGGGCTGTATCTCAAGGCGGCTTCACAGACTATCCCCAAAAAGAACATGCTGGCCTTTTGGGACACCTTCGGGGAAATATTCGGAATGCCCATGCGCATAGCACGCACCACTTCGCGCGATCAGAAAGAGATTGACCGTCTCGACCAAATGCTGCGTGAAGCCGGGACTGCCCTCTCTATGGTGGCAGGAATGGAAACCGAAATCGAATTTGTGGAAAGCGGCAAGGGAGATGCATTCAATGTCTATGACAAGCGCATCGATCGGGCCAACTCCGAACTGTCAAAGCTTATCATCGGGCAGACGATGACCATCGAGGACGGAAGTAGCCTCTCACAGTCTGAAACGCACCTTGAAGTGTTCCAAAACCTTGTGGAAAGCGACTGTGATATGCTTCGGGATATAGTGAACAACCAGCTCATTCCGCGAATGGTGCGCCACGGGTTCCCTGTCAAAGGGATGCGCTTTGATTGGGACTACTCCATCGACTACACGCCCGAACAGCAGAAAGCCTACGAGGAAATGGTACTGCAGCACTACAAGGTGAAGCCACAGTACTTTGAGGAAAAATACGGCATTCCGTGCGAGGAGAAGGAACCGAAGGAAGAGCCGGACCCGACAGATCCGAAAAAAAAGAAAGACGGCAAACCGGCTGAAACGCTGTCCCGTTTTTTCGACTGAGCCCCGATGATTATTCGGGGCTGCACCAGCGATATTCCCGGTTGTTGGAAAACAGGAAGCCCATCCTGCAGGCGGGAAAAACGGAGGACATCGAAAAAATGGCCAAGGAATGGGCTTCAATAATCAAGAACAAAGAAGCCAGAAAAGATGCGGAAGATGCAGCCCGTATTATCCTGGAACATGGCATCAAGCTTCCCAGACTGCTTAAAAAGAAAGGAGGAAAAACTTCCGGGGCAGAATACCGGGCACCCATGTTTGAGGGTGATGATGGTATTCTGTATTTCAACGAACTCCGTGAACGGGACTACAAATCGTACAAGGAAAAGAAAATGCAGTACCGCTCAGGTGCACAGGATAACACATTCCTTCATGAACTGGGTCACCACATCGATGCGCTGCTGGAGCCCAAAGCTTACAGCATGGTAGAGCACCAGTGGAACATGGAGAAAGTGAACAGGGAACTTATCGAAAAGGAACTGTCCAGATATGCCCTGGAGAACCGGGCCGAGTTTGAAGCCGAGCTGATCAGCGCAACACTCAGGGGGAAAACATTCTCCAAAGAACTGCTGTCATATTCCAATCTGCATAATCCGGAGCAGAATGAAGGAATAGCAAAAACCTTGCTGCAGTATGCATCCGGAAAAGATATATGCACACCGGTTGACCTGGTACGTGAAAAGTTCGACCGCATAATGAAGGTACTGTTCCGGCAGGAAGGGGCCAACCTTGAAATAGGTATTCTGGCATCCGAAGAAGCGCAGGATTTTATAGAAACTCATTCCTCTGTCCTGAACGGATCATTCCGGCAGGTGGAAATGTCCGAGGCTATGCGCAAACGGCTGGAGCGCTCCAACTATGTATTCTCCGGGCTGAAGACCTTTCATGAACTGAATGAAGCCTTTCCCTCCTTATTGGATGAGAACGGCAATAGAAAGACGTTCGAACGCTTTTTGAATGATGTCCGGAAGATCGACGAAACATACAATTCAAACTATCTACGGGCTGAATTCAACTTTGTACAGGCTTCAGCTGAAATGGCAGCCAAATGGGAACGGTTCATGCAGGACGGCGACCGCTATTATCTGCAGTACCGCACGGCCGGGGATGCAAAGGTACGTCCCACCCATGCAGAAATGGCCGGCATCACACTCCCGGCTTCAGACCCGTTTTGGGCAGAATTCTATCCGCCTAACGGATGGGGATGCCGCTGTTCCGTAGTCCAGGTACGCAAATCCAAGTATCCGGCTACGGATCATGAAGAGGCTATGGCAAGAGGAGAGTCAGCTTTGGAACTTGACAAGAAAGGTATGTTCCGGTTCAATGCAGGCATGGAACAAAAGACGATGCCCGACTATAACCCATACACCATCAAGCGCTGTAAGGATTGCGATATGAACAACGGAAAGATGGAACTGGTCTTCGTTCCGGAAAATGAATTGTGCGCCGCTTGCAAACTGGTAAGAACATTGGCCAATGCAGATGCCAAACAGATAAAGAAACAAGCCAAGCCGCTGCAAGGAACGGACATCAGAATTCCTAAATTTCCACATCCTATCAGGATTTCAAGAGCATCCATTTCCGAATGGACCAATCAGCCCAACAAGTATTACCAAGAAAAGAACCAAATGCTTTTACGAATACAGGAAGTTATGAACAAAGCCGAATACATAGGTTTTGCACCTCCGCACAATCCCAAGAAAGGACTGGTCAAAAGCCATATTTTCAGCATAGATGTCAGAGGTGAGGAACAATGTATAATAGTTTTAGAATGGGCTTGGGGAGAGTACACTCTGCACTCCATTTCTGATAACCCCAAAAAGATAAAGGAATACATTAAAAATGGATAACAAAGGAAAAGTACTACCTGGAACTACAATCCAGGGCAAGATTCCAATGCTATCCATACTGCAAATATACAAAACAATTTTTAAAAACAACTCGTTATGAACAAAATTATCGAATTTCTCAAACAAAGCAACCGCTATAAGCACCTTATTGGCGGTATTCTTGTAGGATTTGCCGCCCTCAATCCGTGGACGGCTCTGTATGCATCCATTATCGCTGCCTCCTGTCTGGAGCTCAAAGACAAACTGAAAGGTGGACTTTGGGACTGGATAGACTGGTCTCTTACCGTCATCGGCGGCATATTGTCGGCCCTATTTTGGTGGATAGTGTAATGCTTTAGCTCATTTTGCCTGTTAAATCAGTAACTTTGTACCCGGTGGAGCTTCCCGATAGTCCGTGTGGTCTATCGCGGGTACAACAATGCGAACGCGAATGGCGGTGTGTCGAATGCGAATGCGAATAACGATGCTTCGAATACGAATGCGAATGTCGGCTCGCGTCTGGAAATCTAATTAATCGGCGTACAGCACCGGGGACGTGTCCCCGAAGCGGG